GAGGGTGTAAGAGCAAATACTAATAGAGTTAGACCAGAGTTCAACAAGGATCAATTTAAGATAGACGCAGAAACTACTGATTACGAATAGGGATGTCACATGCAAGCGTACAATTTACTTAAACTGGTACAACGTCATGGTAGTACTTTGATACTAAAGAAGACTACTGCTGGTTCTTACAATGCTAGTACTGGCGAATACTCTAGTACAGTTAAAGAATATGAAATAACTGCCTATATGTATAATGTACAAGAGGGCGTTTTATTAAACGACATAACTCGCGGTACTCGCAGTTGTGTAATACCTGCCCTTGGCTTACCTGCAATACCTACAGATAAAGATATAATATCTGGTAGAGGTGACGATGTATCTATCGTTAGAGTTAGAACCATTTACGCATCTGGTGTAGCAGTTTGTTACGTCTGTGAGGTAACTGAATAATGGAGATAAAAGTAAACAAATCTCTGTATAAGAAGATAGATAGAATACAGAACTCTATAATGGATACAGCAGAAGATGTATTATATGGATTAGTTTTTGATACAGTAAGATATACTTTGACAGCTACAAATAAAAACAGTGGCAAGATAGGTGCTGTAGATTCTGGTTCTTATCTAGAATCATTCTCTATTATGTCTGGATCAATAGGTACAATAAGATCTGTAGATTCTCTTGGTAGACCAAGGGGTGTAAATCCAGAAGGTGTAGGCTCTCAAGTTATTGCAACTTTAAGCAGAGATGTCTCAAGAATAATAGAGTCTTTAGACGACATAAAAGGAAACAAGGGACCTACAGTAACACTACTAAATGGTTCTAGATATGCTAGAGATGTTGAGTATAAATATGGATACCGTATCTTTAATAAGTTAAGGAAAATATATGGCTAATATACACAAAGAGATTAGGTCTATCCTAGAAGTACAGTTAGCTAATATTTCTAATGTACCTCAAATAGCTTACGAGAACGTTCCTTACGTACCTACAACTGGCACTAGCTACATAAAGGTAGATTACCTGCCTACTTCACGTAGACCAGCCGTAAGGGGCTTAAATCCTCAGCAGAGATACGATGGCATCTTTGCTATAAATTGTTATGCACCAGAAGGTAATGGACCATCTGCCGCTGAAACTATAGCAGAGAACGTAATGAATGCGTTTGAAGCTACCTCATCTTTTACAACAAATAACGTAACAGTATCTATAGATTACGCTGAAGCAGATCAGGCTTTAGTTGATAGTCCTTGGTTCTTAGTACCTGTCAATATAGGTTGGTACGCTTACAAATAATTCTATAGGAGAATATAATATGGCCTTTGCACAGGGTTCACGTTCCAGTCTGTCATACATTACTGAAACAACTTTCGGTACGACACCTGCTGGTAACTTTCAAAACTTACCTTTCACTTCACATTCACTTAACATGACTAAAGACCGTGTTGAAGGTACTGACATTCAAGCTGACCGCATGTCTAGAGTAGACCGTCACGGAAACCGTCAAGTAGCTGGAGACATTGTAGGAGATCTACGAGATGGAGATTTCGATGAACTACTAGAGTCTGCTATGTTAAGTGCTTGGTCTACTAACGTACTTAAAGTAGGTACAACACCAAAGTATTTTTCTATCGAGGACTATGCCGCTGACATCGACCAAGCTAGGTTGTTTACAGGTTGTGCAGTCAACTCGCTTGCTGTATCACTAGCACCTAACGCTATGGTAACAGGCACATTCGGTTTAGTCGGTAAGAGCATGACTATGAGTGCTACAGAGAAAACACAAGATGCCGCTTCTGGAGCTTCACCATTTGACTCATACTCAGGTGACTTAGAGATAGGTGGATCAGCTTCAGCTATAGTTACAGCTATGGACTTCACTTTAACTAACAGTTTTGCTCCTACCTTTGTTGTTGGCGACGATAGCGCACCTGCATTAGAAGTAGGTAACGCTGTAGTAGAAGGTACTCTATCAGCTTACTTCGAGGATGCCTCACTAATTAATAGATTTGTTAACGAGACAGAAACCCCACTTAAGGTTACTGTAGGTGACAATGCTGGTACACCAAACACTATGGAGTTCTTCTTCCCTAGATGTAAAATAAATAGTGCTGATGTAGGCGTAGAAGGTCCTACAAGCAGAATAGTAAACCTTAGCTTCGTCGCATTACGTGATAGCACAGAAGCTACTAACTTGCGTATTACACGCTCGTAAAGAATACTCTAGCTAGAGTGGGGGAACGTTGGTGTCGGGTCTGACGTTCCCCATTTATTAACCCGAACTCGATAAGGAAACTCGATATGGATTTAAAAGACTTAACACCAAAGACTGACACTGTTGAAGTACTTATATGTAACCCATCTACTGATGAGCCTCTTATGAATGAGGATGGAACACAGATGTCTATTGTTATGTATGCTACTCACACTAAAGAGTACAAATCAGAAGTACATCGACAAACAAATATTAAACTTAAGCGCATGGAAAAGTCAGGTAGGATGCAAGTTACTGCTGAAGACCTAGAAGCTAGTGCTATACTACATATGGCTAAAGTAACTAAGAGTTGGAACATCACATACGATGGTGAGCAACCAGAGTTAACTATAGAAAAGGCTAAAGAGATTTATATAGATCTACCTTGGGCTAAAGCTCAGATAGAAGAAGCTCTTGCTGACAGCGTGGATTTTACGAATGTCTAACAGAACGTTTGCTATCTTTTGCTGAACATCAGTTTAAGTTAGCAAAGCCTAATGAAGACGGTAAATCTATGAGAGAACACTTAGAGCAAGTAGAGAAGCAACTAGGTAGAGAGATAGAGGAACTCAATGGTCCAAGGCTACCTGATATTCTATCTAGTTTGTGGACTTACTTCTTATCTATTAATCAGGGTAGGTCAGCAGGTTTTAGTGGACCAAACTCACTTTCCTACACAGACATAAAATCTTGGTGTGAATTAACTGGCACACCTTTAGATGCCAGAGAAGTACAAACTATAAAACTATTAGACTCAGTATACATAAGGATTATGACCTCAGATGGATGACATGAAAATAAGAGTAAACTCTGACGAAGTTGTTAAGGGTACTAATAGAATTAGAGGTATGGGTAAAGCTGTAGGTAGAGCAAGCATACAACAAGGTAGACTTACTAAGAACAGTAAACGATTTACTATGGGTATACAACAAGCAGGTTTCCAAGTAGGTGACTTTGCGGCTCAGGTACAGAACGGTACAAGTGCTATGGTTGCTTTGGGTCAACAGGGTCCACAGTTACTTGGTATCTTTGGTGCGTTTGGTGCTATAGCTGGTGCGGCATTAGCTATCGGTACAGCTATTATCAAAGCTAAGAACGCAGGTAAAGAACTACAGTTTGACTTTAAAGGAATAGGTAGAGATCTTAAGAAGTTAATGGAACCAGCGGCTCCAGCTTTTGAAGCTATAGGTGATGCTTTTAAGTGGGTAGGTGGTATATTTGCAGGTCTACTTAATGGTATGATAACAGGACTAGCCTATTTCTTTACTTACTTAAGTTATATGCCTAAAGTATACAAAGAAATATTTGGTAGAGCTGGTTCTATAGTAGAGAGCTTTAACCTAAACTTCCAAATGGCGACAAAGAAGTTCTATATAAAGTTCTTAGAGATTATGGATTTATTACCAGATCCAGTCAGTAACGCTTTTCAGACTGTACTAGAGTATGCAACTGGTACTTTTAGTGCCTTATTTGCAGGTTGGAAATACATTATTGATAAGATAAAGAACTACCTAACGGGAAGCTCAGGTTTTATAGCTAACACATTTAGAGATATTGTAGAGGGTATTTTACATAAGATAAACTGGCTAATAGACAGCGTTAATAATAAATTACCTCAGAGATTAAACTTACCTACGTTTGATGTAGGTAATTTCTTTGGAGACTATGAAGATGATACTATAAAGGAAGCTGGTAGTTTCTTAGATACTGTAAAAGATGCCTTTAATACAGGTATGGCTAGAGGTGGATCACTTATACCTGAGAATAGCTCAACTCAAATAGCAGAGACAACCGCAGAACTACAGATTTTAGCTGAAGCTCTTAGGGACGTAAATGCAGATGTTACTGCACCTCTAGAGGCTTTCCAAGGTATGATGGATGCTTTCGAAGGCATAGAAGGTTTTAACTTGGGTGATTACTTTAAGTTTGCCGCTAAAGAAGGCAAGAAGAGCTTAAAGGAACTAAAGACACAAGCTGACATGGTTCGTGACGCTCTATCAAGTTCAATAGAGAGTGCTATGATGTCTATGATAGATGGAACTAAGTCTGTTAAGGATGCCTTTAAAGCTATGGCAGTAGACATTATAAAAGAGTTATATCGTATATATGTCGTACAACAAATTACAGGTATGATTAGTTCAAAGTTAGGTGGAGCAGGTCCAGCACCAGCAGGTTCTTTCAAGCCAAAAGCTAATGGTGGTCCAGTTTCCGCTGGAGGTAGATACATTGTTGGTGAACGTGGACCAGAAGTATTTACCCCTGCAATGTCAGGTACTATAACACCTAACTCTGGTGGAGGCGGTGAGACTACTATCGTACAAAACATAAATGTATCTACAGGTGTACAACAAACTGTACGTGCTGAGATACGACAAATGATGCCACAGATTGCAGACAGTGCTAAAGGTGCAGTACTAGATGCTAAGAGACGTGGTGGTAACTATGGAAGGGCAATGGCATAATGGCTATTTCTTACCCCCTCACTCTACCAACTAATATTGGTATGTCTAGTATTGAACTAAGGGCAGTAAACACTACAGCAGTTTCAGTATCTCCTTTTACTTATAAACAACAGATTTATTCCTACGATGGGGAGAAGTGGGAAGCTGATATTACTTTACCACCTATGAATAGAGATGATGCAGAATCTTGGGTAAGTTTTTTAATGAGCTTAAGAGGTAAGTCAGGTTCTTTTCTACTGTACGACCCTTCAGCTAAGAATATAAGGGGTACTGCTACTAGCGTTGTCGTTAGTGGAACTACAGGTCAAAGTTCTATAAGTGTTGTTATGACAGGTACACTTAAAGCTGGAGATTACATACAACTAGGTTCTGCTTCAGATGCCACTTTACATAAAGTACTTCAAGATCAATCTGGAGATGGTACACTAGAGATATGGCCTAAGCTACGTAAAGATAGATCTTCAGTAACAGCAGTTACAGTAAACGCATCTGGTGTATTTAGATTAGCATCTAACGAGACTTCTTGGTCAGTTAACGATGCAAGTTTCTTTGGTATATCATTTGGAGCAACAGAGGTTATATTATGAGTAGGCCAATTACAACTGCACTATTTAACGCTCTTAATCAAGATAACATAAGACCTTTCTACGCTGTAGAACTCATGTTTGATTCTGCTCCTCTAAGAATGTGGACTGGTATGGGTGACAAGACAATCACTGTTCAAGGTGCAAGTCAAACATTTACTGGTACAGGTAGCTTACTTTCCATCGGGGATCTATCAGAGGTAAAAGACTTAAGTGCTGAGAATCTAGATATAACTCTTAGTGGCATACCTTCTGAGATAGTATCTCTAGCTCTACAAGAACCTTACCAGAAAAGAGTATGTCGCCTTTATATAGGAGAACAAAGCACTTCTGATATTGTAGAAGTATTTAGCGGCAAAATGGACAAGATGTCTATAGCTGACAGCGGAGAAGATAGTGTAATAAAACTATCAGTAGAAAGTAAGTTAGTAGAATTAGAAAGAAACAGTGGTTGGAGATATACTAATGATAACCATCAATCCCGATATAGTAGTGATACCTTTTTCAGCTATGTTACAAGCCTACAGGATCAACAAATAGCATGGGGCCGAAAGAGCGTTTAAACATATACATTGAAAACTTAGTTGACATACCCTTTGAGTGGGGTGTGAATGATTGCTTCACTTTTACTAATGGTGCTTTTAGAGCTATGTATGGTAAAGGTTACGCAGACGAATGGATGGGCATATACATGCAAAGTAACAAGGTCTACCCAAAAGGGCCAAGTAGCTTACGTTATGATGCTGGTTATAATAGTATAGAAGAAGGACTAGCGGACAAGTTAGTTAGAGTTGATACACCTACCTTCGGTTGCTTAGTTACTACGAGAAAAAAGCAACGCTGGATAACTGGTGTTGCCCTTGGTATTTCCATCGGATCTAGGGCTATATTCCTTGGTCAAGAAGGATTAATTAGATTAAACATTAAAGATGTAGAAAGTGCTTGGGTATGTCGATAAATAAACACAACACTCCTTTTAACGTATTAAGGCACAACAGACAGTTTGAGATAGCACCTAGAGATCCAGTATCATTATATATTGCTGGTGCTATAGCCACTAAAGGTACATTCTTATATTTCGCAGTTTTAACAGTAAGCTCTATTGCTGTATCTATGATTACTTCAGCGGCTATAGCGGCTCTTATGCCTAAGCCAGATATGAATCCTAATAGTTCTCAGGGCTTATTAGTCAATAATAGATCTGCTATTGCCCCTGCTCAGTTTGTATACGGTACAGTACGTAAAGGTGGAACAGTTACATTCGTAGAAACTGTTGGTACAAACAATAAAGTACTACACCAAATAATAACTTTAGCGGCTCACGAAATACACGAGATAAGTGACATATACATAAACGACAAAATTGTATCTATGACTAATGAGACAGTTACAACTAGTCCTTACAGAAGAACTAGAAAAGAGACTTCTACTAGTGTAGTTGATGGTGTATCTGTTACAACTGAAGTTGATGTAATAGATGATTACTTGAAGATATATTTCCATCTAGGGGATCAAACAAGTGCTACTGATACTTTTGCTAACTCTAGTGAAAGTCTAGCTACAACTTTACATGCAGAGACAACAGCAGACTCAAACTTTATAGGTAAAGGTTTAGCTTATTTATATTGTAGGTTAGTATACGATAAAGATGCTTATACTGATGGTGTTCCTACTATTACTGCTGTAATAAAAGGTAAGAAGGTAACTAAGACAGTTAACGGAGTAGAGCAAACCCCAGTGTTTAGTAACAACTCAGCTTGGGTTATGAGGGACTTCTTAAAAGCATCTTATGGTTTTTCTGATAGTGCTATAGATTACACTACTTTTGAAGCGGCGGCAACTGTTTGTGATGACACAACTGTTTTATCAAATGGGGAAGCTCAGTATACTGTAGATGGTGTTATAAACGCCAGTCAATCTTATGGTGAAGTATTAGATAGTATGGTTTCTACTTGTGGTGGATCTCTTTTCTGGGGTTCTGGTTACTGGAGGCTTCATGCTGGAGCGTTTGTAACTCCTACTAAAACTCTAACCTTAGACGACTTTAGAAGTCCTATTAGCTTAGATACTAAAGTATCTATGAGAGATAACTTTAATGCTGTAAGAGGCACATACATTGATGCTTCAGCTGATTATATAAGTTCAGATTACCCTCAAGTAAACTCTAACGTTTTCTTAACTGAAGATGGAGGAGAAGAAACTGTACTTGATCTACAATTACCTTTTACCACAAGCTCTATAACTGCACAAAGACTAGCTAAACAACTACTATTTAGAAGTCGTGAACAACTTAGCTTAAGTGCAGAGTTTGGTATGAACGCATTTGACATAGAGGTAGGCGACTTTATAAAGTTAAGAAATGAACGTTATGGTTGGTCTACAGGTAATGAAAAGACTTTTGAGGTAACAAGCTGGAAACTAGCTCCTAACCCAGATGAGGGCGACATAAGAATTGCTTTGTCCTTAAGGGAAAGTAGTTCAGCCGCATTTGGATTTGATGCTTCAGATGAGAATACTATAGTAAGTAACAATACTACATTAACAACTTATGATGAAGTACCAGATATAGGTGTAAGTATAACACAAGAGTATAGAGAAGTTAATGAGAATGTAGTTAACGTACTTGTTGCTCAAATTGTTACAGACTCTATAGAAAGAATAGACTCAGTTATAGTTAAATATAGAAAGACAGCTGATCCAGACTTTAAGTCTGTTGGGCAGTCTATACTTATAGGTGATTCTAATACAGCTGGTAGATTTGAGATAGTTGGTATAGATGTACCTCAGATAAATGAACCAGCTATAAACTATACAATAAGTGTTGTTCCAGTTAATGCTCTTGGTTTTAGAGGAGATCCAGTATTAACTACATTTAATGTTACTTCTGATACAACTCCCCCTTCTTCTCCTAGCACTCTAACACATCAGTTATCTGGTGGTACAATATTCTTTGCTTGGCCCGCCGTTTCAGACTTAGATTTATCTCACTATAAGTTATATTATTCTTCTAATAGTTCAGCTAACTTTGGTGACTCTTCTACTTTAGCTATAGTAGATAAAATAGCTAGACCTGCTACATCTGTAACATACCCTGCTTTATCTGGTAAGTTTTTTATATCTGCTATAGATAAGACAGGCAATGAGAGTACTACGTCTTCTTCAACAGTTGTCTCTCCCAGTGAGTTACCTACTTTGGGTGCTAGTCAAACACATACAGAAAGTACTAGCTTTAGCGGAACTAAAACTAACTTAACTGTCTCTGGTGGTAAGTTGTTTATGACTTCTTACTCTAGTGCAAACTCTAGTGGTACATATGTATTTGATCATAACGGTAATGATTATTTTGATGTAGGGACATCACGTACTGTTAGGTTATCTTCTTCTATTACAGTTGAGCGTAAACATCTTGACGCTGTAAATGGAGAAGTTGACTGGGATGACATACCTAGTAACTGGGACACATGGCCTAATAATTGGGATACATGGACAGATGAAACATCAAACTTTAACGACTTTTCTGTTACGATAGAAGCAAGAGCTGGTACTACTGTATCTGAAATGAATAACGCACCCTTCGTCACAGGCTCAGGCGAGATAGTAGGTCGTTATATACAATTTAGAGCTATACTTGCAAATACGCAAGCTAAGATAACACCCAACATATCGGCACTTAGTGCCACAGTGGAGTATTAATATATGTCACAACATGACTTTGCAATCGCAAACCAAACAGCTAGTAGTGCTAGAGCTGACCTTAACAATGGGCTACAAGCCTTGGCAAGCAACAGTAGTGGAACTTCAGCTCCATCTACAACTTACGCAAACCAATTTTGGTATGATGTAACAAACAACCTACTTAAGATCAGAAACGAAGGTAACAGTGCTTGGATAAATGTAGCTTACGTAGATCAATCTAACAACTTATATAAAATACTTGATAATACTATAGTTTCTAATACGTCTGGTACACAAACAGGTTTACTAGGAGATCAATCTACATCTACATGGCAAACTGGTACGGGTACTACACAAAGTCTTGTTTCTCCAGCTAATGTAAAATCAGCTATTGATTCTCAGGTATCAACTGCACCTGTCTGGGTAGCTACAGATTCAGTATCTACTTATTCAGCTACAGGTCTAAGTTCTTACAACGCTTGGGTTAAAACTCCTATAACTAATACTATAATATCAAACTTATCTGGGGCGGCAACAGATACTACAAACTACGAGATAGATTTACCTGCTGGAACTTACTATGTTGAATGGACATTACCTATAGCAAGGGTTGCTTCAGATACAGCAGATAAAGTAGGAGTAAGATTTAGAAATGTTACAGACAATGTAAGTGTAGGAGCAAGTCAACAAATAAAAATAGGGGATTGGCAGAATTTAAACTTTCATGGTTGTGGGAAGTTTACTATAGCTGGAACTAAGTCTTTTCAATTACAGGCTTGGTCAAGTGAGGTTGTTACACTTAGATACGGAGATCCTATATCGGGAGATCTAGCTACTTTCGCTATAATAAAAGTGTATAAGGCTTAATTATGGAAATGACAGATCTATGGAGTAGTGTCCTAACACTAGGTGTTGG